TTGGCAACAGGCATCAGCCCTAGCGAATACAACAACCTGACACTCACCGAGTATCGGGCTTTTATAGAAGTATTGAATGAGAGGCGCAAGTAATGTCACTAGTTGCAAAGGTTGAAATCCTAGGCGAGTTTAAAGACCTTGCTCGCGCTACTCGAGGCGCAACCGACGATCTGAAGAAGATGAACAAGAAGGTCGGTGGCTTCTCTCGCTCAATGAAAAGAAACCTGGCAGGTATTGCTGCTGGTGTTTCTTTTGCCGCCATAACCAGGGGCCTTGTTGACGCTACTACGGCAGCGCGTGAGGATGCTAAAGCTCAGGCAATCCTTGCAGAGACACTGAAGAACACAGTTGGCGCAAATGAAGCAGTCATTGATGTTGTCGAAGAACAAATCGGTGCCTGGCAAGGTGCAACGGGCGTGCTCGACGACGAAATTCGCCCAGCCTACGGCAAACTAATTGCATCAACTGAAGATGTTACCGAAGCCAATGAGTTAATGAACTTGGCTTTGGATGTTTCAGCAGGAACAGGCAAAGACCTTCTAACTGTTTCAACACTATTGGCTAAAGCACATGACGGAAACTTCAAGGCCTTAGACAAACTAGTTCCGGGTATTTCAGCCGCCAAAGACCCGATGAAAGAGCTTGCTGACACTTACGCAGGAATGGCTGAAACAGCAGCCGAAAATGACCCGATGAGTGTAATTGCAGTTCACATGGCTGACTTGCAGGAGCAGTTGGGAACTAAACTGTTGCCTTACTTGCAGGAGTTTGCTGACTGGTTGAACACTGATGAAGGTTCAGAGTTCATTGATAATGTTGCGACAGGCATTGAAGGCTTAGGCACATTAATTGCTGACACAGTTGAGTCGTTCAAATGGTTGGGTGCAAATATTGAACATCAGGGCAACTTGGCTGAAGCGTTCTTCTCAGGTGACTGGAACAGATTCGGGCAATTATTGAATACCGATGTTAGAGCCAATTTTGAAAGACAACAAAACCCAAGCAGTGTTGACCCTCGCTCATATATGCCTCAAATGGCCACAGGTGGCATCATTATGCCTCGTGCAGGTGGAACAGCAGTTAATGTTGGTGAGGCCGGTCAAGCCGAAGCAATTGTGCCCCTAGACCGTTTAGGCAACATCGGTGGTGGCAACTCATACACAATCAACATCAATAAAGCCAGCGTAAATGGTCAAGAAGTAGTTCGAGCAATCATGGATTACGAAAAGACTAATGGCCGAAAGTTTGTGAGCTAATGGCAAACGATATCTTCGACTTCAAGCAACACATCAAAGTTGAACTAGGGCTACCAACAGCAGGAGTGTTCATTCTTGGTGTTTCAGTTCTAGACGGCCCAGATGTTCTAGCAGCCAGTGGTGGTTTCAGTTATGTCGACACCCTGGCAGAAGTCGTTGGAATTGACTTCTCACTAGGCTTCGACCAAAACACCGGCTACATGACTCAGACAGCCCCAGCAACAGCAACAGTGGTCATGCAATCAGCGACTTATGACCCAAACGCTAACAGGGCCGTTCATGTTGGCACAGACATTCGCATCAGTTATCAGCCACAACCTGACACTGACCCTCTTGTCTGGTTGACACTATTCGAGGGCAAAATCACAACCTATTCAGTGGCTTATGACTATTACGGAACTAATGTTATTACTTTTGAATGCGCCGATGCTTTACAAAACGCAATCAACACAACCATTCCACTATTCGCCACACCTTCAAGCCCTTCAACTATTTCACAAGGTCTAACCGCATTAGCCCCATACCTACCAGGTGCAACAATCAACACCTTTGGCACACCTTGGGCATACACGCCACAATACTCACTGCCTAACGCAACAGTCGGAAACATTCTCAATGAACTAACCGATGCAGAATTAGGCATGGCCTTTCTAGACTTCGACACAGGCATTGTGAGCTTCTACGCCTACAATGTGCTACGCAACTACATTGCAGACAATCCAGCGAACCTGCTATTCTCAACTGTTCACTCAACAGACCCTAACCACATCTGCATAAATGACATTGTGCTAGGCGCAACAGGCAATGACGCAGTAAATGAAATCATTGCAACAAAAATGTCTGGTGGTTCAAGTCAATCAAAATCAAATACCGACTCAATTGACCTATACGGCCGCACATCACTAGAAGCAACTGTCAACCTATCTTCAGACAATATGCTGACATTGTGGCTAAATCGCACAAGCGTCAAAACAGACATCCGCAACGCCCAGGCAATCGGCTTCAACCCAATCCTCGACACAGGCAAGTTCAGCACCGGTTATTACCTAAACGCTCTACTCATGCAGACAGTGAACATCTACTTTGACAAAGGTGGAGTTCAGTTCGATGAAGATTACATCGTGTCGCGTGTCACACATTCAATCACACCGACTGACTGGAACATAAACTTAGAACTATGGAAAGGCTTCTAAATGGCTTATTTTGACTTCACCTCAGGTCAACCGCTTCTAGCGTCACAGTTAGACAGCGCGTTCGGCAACGGTGGTTGGACATCCTACACGCCAACACTGACAAACTTCACTGTCGGCAATGGAACATTCCAGAGCGCCTATGCTCAAATTGGTAAAACAGTAGTTGTCCGATTCAAGTTCACCTATGGATCAACAAGCTCAGCGTCAGGCACATTCACCGCATCAGTGCCAGTGACACCTAAAGCAACCAACACCCTTGGTGACGCTCTAGTCGACGATTCAAGCGGTTCAATCTACCCTGCACAGGCTTATCTATCATCAGCCGGAACATTCACAATTCGAGTGTTCAACGCTGCTGGAACTTACGCAATCTGGGCTGCTGCTTCAAATACTGTCCCAGTAGTCCCAAACGCAGCCGATGTTTACACCGCCCTACTAGTTTATGAGGCAGCCTAATGACCAAGTTTCTATGTGAAGAACCAAACTGCCCAAATGCAGGTGTCGAATACACTTTCGAAGATGATTGGGCCACTGCTGAATGTGGTGGCTGTAAAGCAACATTGAGAGCAATCAACTAATGGCAGACCAATCAGACCGCGACTTACTAATCACCCTAGTCAAAGATGTCGCCGAGGTCAAAACTGAGGTTAGAGCTTACCGAGCATTAGAGAGAGATGTCCGCGACCTGCAAAAAAAGATGTGGCTCTTCATGGGCTTCGCTGGCGCAATCGGTGGCACAATCGTTTCAATCATTCAATCAGCAATAGGAGTCTAAAAATGGGTTCAGCAGTATCGGGTTCATACCCTTCACCAGTAGCACCAAAACCAACCAAGAAAACCGCAGCAGAAATCATTGCTGACGCAGTAGCAGAGGATAAGCCTAGTGAGTAAGGACATGACCTATCATGAACCAATTAAAGGCGCAGGAGCAGAACGCCGAGATGAACTTGGCAACTTCGCCTCATACCGCACCCAACCTCACCGAGGTTCAGACTGGGGCTTCACCACAGGATCAGCAGGTAAACCAATCACAGCCATTCGTTCTGGAGTGGTGGCTAAAGTCTTCTCGACCGACCAACTCGGTCATTCGGTTATTATCCGCTCATTCAATGACGGAGTGTTCATTGAGTATAACCACTTGCAGGAAGCGTCACCGCTTAAGCGAGGCGAAACTGTTGAAGGTGGCAAGACTGTTGTTGGCGCAATCGGGGACACCGGCACTGCATCCACAGGAGCACACCTACACGCATCAGCAGCCAAAGCCCCAGTTCCTCACGCAGCATCCCGACCGGCACTCATGGATTTATTCAAACTAATTGACGCAGACAAGCCGAAACCAGTTGCGAAGAAACCAGTTGCGAAGAAGACAAAGTGAAAAGGCTCGCAAAAAGGCTCGCCAGGGTTATTGCTTTCGGTCTAGGCGCTGGTATTGCCTTCATGGGCGCTGGTTCAATCTACGAATTGCCAGCGGCGCAATCGGCGGCTTTTGGTGCTACTGGTGCAGTCCTAGGTCTAATCATGGGCTTGAGCTTCACATACGCAGGAAAAGGCCAAGTTCGCGAAGATGATTTCAACTCGCTTATGAATGACGCAATCCAATCGGTGCAGTCTAAGGACAAAAAAGACAAATAGTCATAACTTGTTGCTATTCTGGTGATTACCTATTCAACCACCAAAGGAGCAATCATGGCTTATTTTGACCTATCGCAATACGAAACAGTAGACTCACGCATTCACCGCTTCTGGGAAACATACCCAGCAGGTCGCATCCACACCGAAATAGTGTTAATCAATGAGAAAGAAGTCGTAATCAAGGCTTCAATCTTCGACAATCGTGAAGACCCTCGCCCAGTATCAATCGACTTTGCCCAGGAAAGTGTCACTGCCAAAGGTGTCAATGCCACTTCTTGGGTTGAGAACTGCGCCACTTCGGCAATCGGCCGAGCATTGGCCACATTCTCATTCAGTGCCAAGGGTTCACGCCCTAGCCGAGAGGAGATGTCTAAAGCAGCAGGAAAGCCAGCCGAGGTCATCCCCAGCAAGTCAGAACCGGAACTAATCGCTGAAGCAACCAAATTAGGCGCTTACAACGACTTAGACGGCCTTAGACGGCTCTATGCACAGGCGGAGCGTTCTAAAGCCTCTACGGCCACTCTGACGGCCATTGAAGACATAAGCAAGGTTATGAAGGCTCGCATGAGAGAAGAGGCTGACGCTATCGTTCACGCAGCAGTCAAAGCCGAGCAACAATTCTTAGGCGAAAACAAGCTCGAAGATTAGGCAAAGATGAAGGCCCTAGGAGAACAGATGTCCTAGGGCCTTTGTTGCATCCTTGGAGTGTGCAACTGCTCAACCA